ATAGTATTCCGTCAGCAATAGGCGTTTATACATTTTATTATGTCGCTAACTCGCAAACAGTTAGTTTTACTGGAAGTTCTTTTATAGGCTCAATAGACAACGTTTCAGTAGTAGAAGATTTAAGTGGTGATTTCCAATTCAGCAGAAATTCTGCTGCAACTAGAGTTAATGCACAAGGTTTAGTAGAGAATGTACAGATAATTAGTGATGAGTTAGTTTCAAATGGTAACTTTTCACAGATAGGTACAGAAGAAGTATCTAATGGAGATTTTAGTCAGATAGGTGCAGAAGAAGTTTTAGATGGTAACTTTTCACAAGAAGGCTCGGAGCTGATTACTAACGGAGATTTTGCTACTGATAGTGATTGGACTTTAACACAAGCCACTATAAGTAATGGTTCTGCAAGTTTCGCTACAACTGATGGTAGTTTTGCTGGAATAAGACAAACTGTGTTTAGTGTTGGAAAAACTTATTTAATATCACTTGATGTTTCTAACTTAGTCGGAACTATTGAGGTAAACACAAATGGTGGTGGGTCTATTGGTTTAGATATTACAACTGATGGCACTAAATCTTTCTATATGAAAGCAGAGAGTGTAGATATAGAAATAAAAAGAAAATTTGGTGCAGAGCAAGTTATTTCAGCAACAATAGACAACGTTTCAGTAAAAGAAGTTGGACAAAATTGGACGTTTAGTGGAGAAGCGTCGTTAACTTCACAAGGTGCAAGGGTTTTATCAAGTAGTGGTGGATTTAGTGCTATTTATCAAGGCAATCCATTTATATTAAATAAACACTATAAGGTAACATTTGATGTTGTTGCTACAAATGGTGCATCATTGAAAAGTGGTAATAGTGCAATAGTATACGATACATCTACAGTCGGCTCTAAAGTGTTCTATGTAAAAGCACCAGAAAGTGGTTTTCAATTAAAAAGAGGTAGTGGTGTTGTGGACGTCACAGTAACAAACATCTCAGTAAAAGAAGTCGGACAAGATTGGATTGTAGGAACTGGATGGAGTATAGGAGATGATAAAGCAGTTCGTGTTGGGACTTCAGCTGGTAATCTAACACAATCTCCATTCACGGTAGGCAAAACATATAAAGTTTCTTGGGAACAAAGCAATGGTTTTATTGCGGTATATGGAAATACGTTGTCAACACTTTTAAGTAACACTGGAGACGAAGGTGTTCGTACAGTTTATTTTACACCTACGTCTAGTAGTAGACTTGATTTTAGAAGTACAGATGATAATGCTGAAGTAACAAACATCTCAGTTAAAGAAGTCGGACAAGATTGGACATTTGGAAGTGGTTGGAGTGTAGACCAAACTAATAGTAAGGCAACTTGTGATGGTACTCAAACATCAACATCAACATTGCAAACAGCACAAGGTATAAGTAATATTCAAAATGATTTAGTAAAATTATCTTTTGAAATTAAAGATTATTCTGCTGGAGCAGTTTCGGTAACTTTACAAGGAACAGGAGGGATTGAATTTAATAATCTTGCAGCTAATGGAGTTTATGAAATTAATATAACATCTACTGATTCTTTACCAAGACTTTTGTTTAATGCTAATTCTTCTTTTGTAGGCTCTGTTACAGACATATCAGTTAAAGAAATAACAGACGATACAGATTTACCAAGAATAAACTACGAAGGGTTTAGTTATCAAGATTCTTTAGGGAGTGAGGAAGTTGTAAATGGAGATTTTGCTACAGATAGTAATTGGTCTTTAGGAAATTGGACTATTGAAAATAATACAGTTACTATTGATGGTCAAAGTGGGATATTAAGCCAAGCAACGCCACCACTAGTAGCTGGTAAAAAATACAAATGGACGTTTGAAATAACAGAATATATTAGTGGTAGTGTAAAATTATATAGTGGAGGTGGTGGAGATGCAGCCACTTATGAAAACTCCGTTGGAACACATACACAATATTTTGTGGCTAATGGCACTGGAAAATATTTTTACTCAAATAGTTTTAATGGCTCAATAGACAACGTATCTGTAAAAGAATATCTTGGTCAAGAAGTAGTACCAGATAGTGGCTGTGGAAGTTGGTTGCTAGAGCCACAGAGTACGAATATAGTACCTTATTCAAATTTATCTAATTGGGGTGGTGGTAGAGCAACTATAAATCAAAACGCAAACATATCTCCAAGTGGAGAAAATAATGCTATTGCTTTAGTGGCTACTGCGGTTACAGATGACCATAGCGTTAGTACTTCAGTTACCCTTCCTTTAGGGGAAGTTACATATAGTGTTTTTGCTAAACAAGGTGATAAAGGTTGGATAAGACTTTGGGAAACAAGTACCAATATTTACGCTGAATTTGATATAGTTAACGGAGTGGTCGGAGGTACTTTTGGTCTTGTAACGGGTACATCTATTGAAGACTATGGTAACGGATGGTTTAGATGCTCAATAACATATTCTACTTTATCAGCTGGTAATAAATCAATTAGGGTTTATGCAGTTGTTGATGATTCTACTAAAAATTATTTAGGAGATGGTGTTACTGAAGATGTTTATTTATGGGGTGCACAAGTAGAAGAACAATCCTACGTTACATCATACATTCCAACTAACGGAGCAACAAACACTAGGCTACAAGATATTGCAAACAATAGTGGTAACTCTACTTTGATAAATAGTACAGAGGGAGTATTGTATGCAGAAGCTACTTATGAAAATTTAGGAGCTGCAAGTATAATTTCCTTAACAGATGGTACTAATACAAATAGAGTAATGATTTATTGGAACACCAATGATACAATTATTTTATTTGTTAGGGTTAATGGTGTTTATGTAGCAGAATATACAATTCCAGCTAATCAAGTAGATGTTTCAATATTTAACAAAATAGCGCTAAAATACAAGACTAACGATATGAGTTTTTGGCTAAACGGAACAAAAGTAGCAACAGATACATCTGGAACTATGTTTAGTGCAAATACACTAACCAAGTTGGCTTTTAATAGTGGTAGTGGTGGAGCTTTCTACGGAAAAAACAAAGCAGTAGCAGTTTACAAAGAAGCATTAACAGATGCAAATCTAAGATGCCTTACATATCCAAATCCAGTTGCAACAACTTTTGATTTAGACTTTGATACTATTGCAGAGCAGTTTACTTTTACTAGAGGCTCAGAAGCTACGTTTGTAAACGAGCAAGGCTTAATTGAAAGTACAAATCAGATAGGTCCAGAATTGGTTGTAAATGGAGATTTTAGTAATGGAAGTGCTAATTGGGAAAACTATACAAGTGGGTCATCAACTATAGTTTTTACAGATGTTGCAACTTTAAATGTAGATGCATCAAATAGTAATGTAGGAATTTATCAAGAAAATGTATTTGCAAGTGGTAAACAATACAAGGTGGTTTTAAGAATAAAAGCATCTTCTTCATTTGATGCTGAAGTATTGGAAACACAAGGAGCAGCTACAGTATCAACAATAGGCTCTGTAAGTTTAACAACATCTTATCAAGATTTTACTTTTTATTTTACTGGAACTGGTACTAATGATATTTTTATACATAGGAAATATGGCTCATCAAGTGCAAATCAAAGCATTACGATAGACAACGTATCTGTAAAAGAAGTAATATCTGCAACTAACACACCAAGAATAGATTACTCAACTGGTGAAAAAGCATTTTTACTTGAACCACAGAGTACGAATTTGATAACACAATCTGAACTTTTTAGTGATATTATTTGGGTTAATTATAGGTCATCTATTTCTCCTAATACTACAATTTCTCCTGATGGAACTTTAAATTCTGATAAATTAATAGATACATCAGATAGTGGAACACACGCAATAGAAGAAAGGATATTTAGCTTATCTTCAGGTTCACAATATACATATTCTTTTTTCGCAAAAGCAAATGAAATTAAACAAGTTGGATTACTTGGTTCAAACCCCTCTCAAGGAAGTATATTTGATTTAGAAAATGGTGTTGTATATGGGGATTTTATTTCTGCACCTAATAGTTCTAAAATAGAAAACTTTGGCAATGGGTGGTATAGATGTTCTATAACAACAACATTAACTGATACAAATACTAAATTTGGTATTTATTTAGCAAAAAACGGAAGTACTAATTATACTGGTAATGGTACAGATGGACTTTACATATTCGGAGCAATGCTTGAACAACAATCCTACGCAACCTCGTATATCCCAACCTCTGGAGCAACAGCTACTAGAAATCAAGAATCATGTGTAGATGCAACACCAGTTATTAATAGCGAGGAGGGAACATTGTATGCAGAGATAAGCGCTTTGGTTGATGATGGTACAACTAGAATCATAAGTTTATATGAAGATGGTGATATAAATAATAGGATAAACATGTTTTATTTTTCAGGCTCTAATAAAATGAAGTTTATTGTAAGGATTAATGGTTCTAATGTTTTTAATAATACTATAACATTATCAAATATTTTAGATTACAATAAAGTAGCGTTAAGATATGGAGAAAATAATTTTGCGATTTATATAAACGGAGTAAAAGAAGCAGAGCAATTGAGTGGCTCTGTATATCCAAAAAACACACTTGATAAATTAAACTTTGATCAAGGTGGCGGTAATTATGAATTCTTCGGTAACACGAAAGATTTAAAATATTATCCAAAAGCATTAGCAGACGTACAATTAGAAGATTTAACAACAATATAATAACTATGAATATTTACAAGACAGTATTTGATACAGAACAACAAGGTAAAGACGTTTTAATACAAAAAGACGTTTGGCAAGAAGTAACAGAAGAAGGTGTTACATCGATGCAGTATATCAACGGAACAAAAGCAGTTGTTAATATCGGTAAAGTAGTAAAAACACCTGGTACTTATGATCCAGATGGAAAAGAAATAACTCCACCTGTATATTACCCAGGATGGGCTTATGATATAATGAGTACAGACGACTTAGACTTTGGCTCAAATGAGGTTTACCCAGGTGATGCTTCAGCGCATCAATTCTATGGATTTCCAAGAAATGCAGAGGTTCCACCACCAATTGAAGAGGAAGAAGTAATTTCAGAATAAATAGTGTAACTATATAGAAAAATAACAATTAAATTTAATCAAAATGGGAAAAATTAAAGAAGATCAGTTGAAGAAAGTGGTTAAGCAACAGAACGAACTAGCAAGTGTGTTAGGTCAAATAGGTGCTTTAGAGTCACAGAAACATAGTCTATTACATGCTATCGCTGATATGAATGTGAAGATAGAAGAGTACAAGGTTGAACTAGAAGAAGAGTATGGTAAAATATCCATAGACTTATCTACTGGTGAGTACACTGAAATAGAAGAAGATGAGTAATATTATAAGAAAGATCAGCATAGGCTCTGACTATAAAAATGATGCTATGCATTATTCTATAGGTCAAGAAGTTTATGGTGGTCATAAAATAGCTTATATACTACTGGATGAAGAAGATAATTCTTACAACATACATATAAAAAAGAACAATGAGGTATTGCCATGGAAGAAGTTTAATTCTAACATGGCTATATCCATTGAGTATGATCTTCAGTATTAATGAGAAGTGTATACGATTTTATTGTAGAACCAGTAGGAGAGAGATACGACAACGAGTTAAAAGTAGGTGATAAAAAACTAGTTTTAAATTCTAAAATAGAAAGTCACAAGTTTATAAATAATAAAGCTAAAGTGATATCTGTGCCAATAGCCTTTAAAACCCCTATAAAAGTAGGTGATGAGGTTATTATACACCACAATGTATTTAGAAGATACTACAACCAAAAAGGTAAAGAAGTAAACAGTAGTAAATACTTCAAAGATAATAGGTATTTCTGTCAATTAGATCAGATATACTTATACGGTAAAGATAACTCGTGGAAACCTTTTAACAATAGATGCTTTGTGGCACCTATAATTAATAAGGATGATCTAGAGCTAAAGAAAGAGAAAAACCATATTGGAATACTAAAGTATGGTAATAGTTCCTTAGAAGCTCTTAAAATAAACAAAGGAGATGTTATAGGCTTTACACCTAACAGCGAATTTGAATTTGTCGTTAACGATGAATTATTATATTGTATGAAATCAAAAGATATTGTAATTAAATATGAGCACGAAGAAAACCAAGCTCAGTATAATCCAAGCTGGGCAAAGAGCAGTTGAGGAATTAATAAAGGTAGCTAAAGAACCTATAGTAGATTCAGGTGATGATATAACTGCTGATAGATTAAAGAACGCTGCTGCTACAAAGAAGCTAGCTATATTTGACGCTTTTGAAATACTAACTCGTATTGAAGAAGAAAAAAGTATGATAAATGAAAGTGGTAACACTAAAGAAAAATCTTTTAAAGGTTTTGCAGAAGGGAGATCTAAATGATGTACGAGCAAACATTAGTAAAAACACTTGACGACTACATAAAACCAGGTATTGTAAAGAAAAATAACAGATACAAAAAATGGAGTTATGGTTATGATATTGAGCATGACATAGTCATTATCAGTAAGGACGGTACTCTAGGTGAGGTTATACAAATACAGAACTTGGTCATAGGATTACCTTTGGAACCTGAAAAGGTATATAAACGCTCTAATAAAAAGCAAGAGCAAAAATGGGAGAAGTTAGATTACCCTAAAGAGCTTTTAAAAATAAAGAGTGTATTTGATTGGGAGAAATACCCTAACGTGTTTAAAGAAAAATGGTATGACTATATTGATGAAGAGTTTAAGAGAAGGGAGCAGGGTTTTTGGTTCAAAAACAATGGTAATAGCAATTATATTACTGGTACTCACTATATGTTCTTGCAGTGGTCCAAGATTGATGTTGGGGCAGCAGACTATAGAGAATCAAACAGATTATTCTTTATCTTCTGGGAAGCTTGTAAAGCGGATGTACGGTGTTACGGAATGTGCTATCTTAAGAACAGACGATCAGGTTTCTCTTTCATGGCATCAAGTGAGGCGGTTAACCTTGCTACAATATCCACAGATTCAAGATTTGGCATTTTATCAAAGTCAGGACAAGACGCTAAAAAGATGTTTACTGATAAGGTCGTCCCCATCTCGGTTAATTATCCCTTCTTCTTCAAGCCGATCCAGGACGGTATGGACAGGCCGAAGACAGAACTCGCTTATAGGGTCCCAGCCTCGAAACTTACCCGTAAGAAACTCGACGAGGGTATCGCGTCAGAGGATAAACAGGGGCTCGACACAACGATCGACTGGAAGAACACCGGGGACAACTCGTACGATGGTGAGAAACTAAAGATACTAGTACACGATGAAAGTGGTAAGTGGGAAAGACCTGACAACATACTAAATAACTGGAGAGTTACAAAAACTTGTTTACGATTAGGTAAAAAGATAGTTGGTAAATGTATGATGGGTAGTACCTCAAACGCTTTAGATAAAGGTGGTGCTAATTTTAAAAAATTATATTATGCTTCAGACGTCAGGGAGAGAAACCGCAACGGACAGACTAGCTCAGGATTATATAGTTTGTTCATACCTATGGAATGGAATTACGAAGGATTCATCGACGCTTATGGCTTACCTGTATTCGATACGCCAAAAGATAAAGCAGTAGATCCAGCAGGTGATATAATTACAACAGGAGTAATAGAGCATTGGGAGAACGAAGTTGATGGTTTAAAGAGTGATCAAGATGGATTAAACGAATACTACCGTCAGTTTCCAAGAACAGAGAAACATGCTTTTAGAGATGAAGCAAAATTATCTTTATATAATCTAACTAAGATATACGAGCAGATAGATTACAATGAAGAAGTTAGAAATAAAAGTTTAGTCACAAGAGGTAGTTTTCAATGGAGAGGTGATGTAAAAGATACAGTGGTTGAATTTAAACCAAATAACAATGGTAGGTTTTATGTATCGTGGATTCCGTCTATGAACTTACAAAACAATGTTATTGTTAAAAATGGCCTTAAATATCCAGGTAGCGAGCATATAGGTGCTTTTGGATGTGATAGCTATGATATATCAGGTACGGTTGACAAGAGAGGTTCTAACGGATCTCTGCACGGTTTAACTAAATTTAATATGGATAATGCTCCGTCTAATATGTTTTTCTTAGAATACATAGCTAGACCTCAGACAGCTGAGATATTTTTTGAAGACGTGCTTATGGCTTTGCATTTTTATGGAATGCCAATACTAGCAGAGAACAACAAACCAAGATTACTGTACTATTTAAAAAGAAGAGGTTATAGAAACTTCTCTATAAATAGACCTGATAAAGCATACAATAAGTTATCTGTAACTGAAAAGGAAATTGGTGGAATACCAAACTCTAGCGAGGATATAAAACAAGCTCATGCGGCTTCTATTGAAACATACATAGAAGATCACGTTGGCTACATAGGTGAAGGCTACGGTCAAATGTATTTTCAAAGAACATTAGAAGACTGGGCAAGGTTTAATATAAATAATAGAACAAAGCATGATGCTACGATAAGTTCTGGACTTGCTGCTATGGCTTGCAATAAAAATAAGTATTCACCAGTATATAGAACACAGAGGAGAAAAGTGCAATTATCTTTTAACCGATATGACAACAACGGAAGTATTTCAAAAATAATAAAATAAATGATTTATACTAACACAAATAGTTCTTTCCCTAGTCAGGTAGTACCAGACGCAGAAAAGCAAACCTTAGAATATGGTTATGCTGTAGGTAGAGCCATTGAAGATGAATGGTTCAAAGGCGATAGAGGTACAAACGTCGGTGGTAGATTTGCAGGTAATTGGCAATACTTTCACAAGTTAAGACTCTACGCAAGAGGAGAACAGTCTGTGCAAAAATATAAAGATGAGTTATCTATAAATGGTGACTTAAGCTACTTAAACCTAGACTGGAAACCTGTAGCTGTATTATCTAAGTTTGTTGACATTGTTGTTAACGGTATGACAGATAAAGGTTATGAGATAAAATCATTTGCATCAGATCCGTTTGCTGTAAAAGAAAGAACACAGCATGCCACTGATTTAGCTGAAGATGCTTTTTCACAAAACCTTATACAAGAAGCTCAACAGAATTTTGGTATTGATTTAAGTAGGACTAACGTACCTAAAGATCAGTTACCTAAAAGTAAAGAAGAGCTAGAGTTACATATGCAGTTAACATATAAGCAAGCTGTAGAAATAGCAGAAGAAGAGCTTATAAATAATGTATTAGATTATAATAAATACGAAGAGGTTAAGAAAAGAGTAGCATACGATTTAGTTGTACTAGGTATAGGTGCTAGTAAAACTGATTTTAATCTAGCTAATGGAGTTACTGTTGATTATGTAGATCCAGTTAATCTAGTACACTCTTACACAGAAGATCCAAACTTTGAGGATATATACTACGTAGGAGAAGTTAAAAGTGTACCGTTGGAAGAAGTTAAAAAACAATTTCCGAACCTAACAGATGAAGATCTTATAGAGATACAGCGTTATCCAGGTGATTCAACTAGAACTAGAAATTTTAACGGTCAAGATAGTAATAACGATAATGTTCAAGTTTTATACTTTGAATACAAAACATATAGTAATCAAGTATTTAAAATAAAGCAAACAGATCAAGGTCTTGAAAAAGCTTTACAAAAGGACGATACATTTGATCCGCCTGAGAGTGACAACTTCAATAAAGTAAGTAGATCTATAGAAGTATTATATAGTGGCGCTAAGATATTGGGTTACGAAAAGATGCTTAAGTGGGAGCTAGCAGAGAATATGACTAGACCTTTTAGTGATCAAACTAGGGTTAATATGAATTATACTATATCTGCTCCTAGAATGTACAAAGGTAGAGTTGAAAGTATAGTAAGTAAAACTATAGGTTTTGCTGATATGATACAGTTGACTCACTTAAAAATACAACAAGTGTTAGCACGTATGGTACCAGATGGTGTTTTTGTAGATGTTGACGGATTAGCTGAGGTTGATCTTGGTAACGGAACAAATTATAATCCACAAGAAGCTCTTAATATGTATTTCCAAACTGGTAGTATAGTTGGTAGATCATTAACACAAGATGGTGATCCTAACAGAGCTAAAGTACCAATACAAGAATTACAGACATCGTCAGGTATGAGCAAGATACAAGCGCTTATACAAACTTATCAATACTACTTACAGATGATAAGAGATGTGACAGGGCTTAATGAAGCTAGAGACGGTAGTCAACCGGCAAAAGATTCTTTAGTTGGTTTACAGAAACTAGCCGCAGCTGCATCAAATACAGCAACAAAGCATATACTTCAATCATTAATGTATATCACTGTTAGAATATGTGAGAATATAAGTCTAAGAGCGGCGGATATGTTAAACTTCCCTTTAACTAAGAACGCTTTAATGAATTCTATAAGTAGCTTTAATGTTAATACATTGGAGCAGATTGAAAAATTAAACATGCATGAGTTCGGTATATTTTTAGATCTAGAACCTGATGAAGAAGAAAAGCAAATATTAGAGAGAAATATACAAATAGCGTTACAATCTGGAGGTATTGATCTTGAAGATGTTATAGATTTAAGACAGATATCCAATATTAAGTTAGCAAATCAAATGCTTAAAATAAAACGTAAGCAAAAGATGGAAGCTGATAGGCAGGCTCAAATGCAAAACATACAAGCTCAAGCTCAAGCAAATGCCGAAGGTGCTGAAAAAGCCGCTATGGCTGAGGTTCAGAAACAACAAGCGTTAGCTCAAACAACACTTCAAATAGAACAGGGTAAGTCTCAGTTTGAAATGCAACGTATGCAGACTGAAGCTCAAATCAAGAAAGAGCTTATGGCTGAAGAGTTTAACTACAATATTCAATTAGCGAAAGCTAGAGCTGAGGCTGAAAAAGGAAAAGAAAAAGATATAGAAGATCGTAAGGACGAAAGAACTAGAATACAAGCTACACAACAATCAGAGCTTATAGCGCAACGTCAGAACGATGAACTACCTAAGAATTTTGAGTCGTCAGGTTTTGACTCACTAGGCGGATTTGGATTAGAACAATTCGACCCTAGATAAAAAAACTTTATTAATTTTATATTATTATATTATGTCAGAACAAACAGTAAAACAAGAGGGTGAATTTAAATTAAAGAAAAAAAAGACACCTAAGAAATTAGCTACACCAGAGAATAATATCACTAAGGTTAGCATGAAAGAACCTTTGATTGAAACAGAACCAGAGGTTACAAAAGTAGTTATCAAGGAAGAAAAAGAAGCACCAGTTGTTGAAGAGACAGTGGTAGCTGAAGAAGAATCTAACTCACCTATACAATTAGTTGAAGAGGTTGAGGAAGAAGTTAAAGAGGTGGAGGCTGAATACAAAGAAGCTATTAGAGATGAAAAAGTTATTGGCAAGCCCTTACCAGAAAACATAGAAAAGCTAGTTTCTTTCATGGAGGAAACAGGTGGTAATATAAACGACTATGTTAGACTTAACGCTGATTACTCTAATGTTGATAACGAAACATTATTAAAAGAATACTATAAACAAACGAAGCCTTATTTAGAAGGTGACGATATAAGTCTTATGCTAGAAGATTTTTCATACGATGAAGACATTGACGAGCAGAGGGATATACGCAAGAAAAAACTTGCATTTAAAGAAGAAGTTGCAAAAGCTAGAAACTTTTTAGAGGAAACAAAGAGTAAATACTACGATGAGATCAAGTTGAGACCAGGCGTAACTCAAGACCAACAAAAAGCCACTGACTTTTTTAACCGATATAATGAAGAGCAGAAAGCTGGTAAAGCAAAACACTCGGAATTTTTAAAACGTACTAATGAATTATTAACTGACGACTTCAAAGGTTTTGATTTTAATGTTGGTGAAAGTAAATTCAGGTACAGTGTAAAAAATCCACAAAAGGTAGCAGAAGCACAATCTGATATCTCTAACTTCATTGGGACGTTCCTAAATGATAAAGGAGAGGTAAAAGATACTAAAGGTTACCACAAAGCTTTATATGCTGCTAGAAACGCTGATACAATAGCACAACATTTTTATGAGCAAGGCAAAGCCGATGCTGTTAGAGACGTTATGGTTAAATCAAAAAACATTTCAACTGAACCTAGGAAAACTAGTGGCGGTGATGTGTTTATTAATGGTTTAAAAGTTAAAGCTATTTCTGGTGCTGATTCTTCAAAATTAAAGATAAAAACAAGAAAATTTAACTAACAAAATTAAACAAAATGAGTTTAACTCCACAATTTGGTTCATTGAAACCATCTCAAAAACAAGAAATTTTAGATAGCAATTATCTAAAGTTTAACGACGGTGCTAACGGAACAGACACTTTCGCACAACAATACTTACCAGAGATCTACGAACAAGAAGTAGAGCGTTACGGAAACAGAACATTATCTGGATTCTTAAGAATGGTAGGGGCAGAAATGCCAATGACTTCTGATCAAGTAATTTGGTCTGAGCAAAACAGACTACATATCTCTTACGATGGATGTACTACTAATGGAACAGACACAATTGACTTACAGCAAAATTTAGCACCAGTTGATCCTAAGGATTACGTCGCTAACGTTATATCTGTAGGAGCTACTATTGTAGCTTTAGATGGAGCGGGAGCTGAGATAAAAGCTGTTGTAACTGGATCTAACACAACTACCGGTGTAATTACCGTCGCTCCTTATACCGCTGCAGATATATCTGGTTTAGCAACTACAGGTGTAAAAGTATTTGTATTTGGATCTGAGTATGCTAAAGGTTCAAGCACGCCTAACTACCAAGAAATTACCAACCCTGATGGGTATATATCTGTTGACCCTTCTTTCACACAATTCTCTAACTCACCAATCATCATCAGAAATAAATACGTTGTAAACGGATCTGATATGGCTCAAATCGGTTGGGTAGAAGTTGCTACTGAAGACGGAACATCTGGATATTTATGGTACTTAAAAGCTGAGTCTGAAACAAGATTACGTTTTGAAGACTACCTAGAAATGTCTGTGGTAGAAGGTGAAATTGCTGCCCCTACATCTGCTGCTAAAACAGCAAAATACAAAGGTACTCAAGGTTTATTTGCTGCTATCGAAGATAGAGGTAATGTAAACGTAGGATTTACTGCTGCTGGCGGTCTTGATTCTTTCGATGACATCTTGAAAAACTTAGATACTCAAGGAGCTATTGAAGAAAACATGTTATTCTTACAAAGACAAACGTCTTTAGATTTTGACGATATGTTAGCTGCAATCTCTGGAGGTGCTCAAGGTGGTACTGCTTATGGATTATTTGAAAACTCTGAAGAAATGGCATTGAACTTAGGTTTCTCTGGATTCAGAAGAGGTTCTTATGACTTCTATAAGACTGACTGGAAATACTTAAACGACGCTTCTACGCGTGGTGGTATGACTGGAGTATCTTCAATCGAAGGTGTATTAGTACCAGCTGGAACTTCTACGGTTTATGATCAAGTATTAGGTACAAACATTAGACGTCCTTTCTTACATGTAAGATATAGAGCTTCTCAAGCAAATGACAGAAGAATGAAGCAATGGGTAACTGGTTCTGCCGGTGGAGCTGCTACATCTGATCTAGATGCTATGGAAGTAAACTTCTTATCTGAAAGATGTTTATGTGTACAAGGTGCTAACAACTTTGTATTATTCAAAGGAATCTAATTGATTCAACAAATGTAATTCTTACCCTCGTTGAACTGACGGGGGTAATTATTACCCTTATAAATTATTTAATTATATTATATTATGGCTGCAAAAAAAGCACCAGCAAATAAAGTTGAGGTTGCTCCTCAGCAAGAAGTAGTAGTAAAAGCTCCTACAAAAACACAACCAGCTAAACCAAGCTGGGAAATAAAAGATAGAACATACATATTAAATTCTAACAAATCACCAATAACATTTACAATACCTAGTAAACATACTTCTAAGCATGCTTTACTATTTTTTGATAAAGATAATCGTGAACAAAAAGAAATAAGATATGCAACAAACCAATCTTCACCGTTCGTAAAAGAACAACAAGGTGAAGCTACTTTAGGTCACATTATATTTAAAGATGGCTCGTTGTTTGTTCCAAAAGAAAAACAAAACCTTCAAAAAGTACTGTCTTTATATCACCCTTCTAAAAATAAGTTATATAAAGAACTTGATCAAGTCGAAATAGCAGAAGATGAATTAGATATATTAGAGCTACAGATTGACGCTTTAAATGCCGCTAGAGGTATGGATATAGACCATGCTGAAGCAATATTAAGGGTTGAGATAGGATCTAAGGTATCTACGATGAGTTCTAAGGAACTTAAAAGAGATTTACTATTGTTTGCAAAGATGAGTCCAGGTTTATTCCTAGATTTAGCTAATGATGAGAACGTGCAATTAAGGAATTTTGCAATACAAGCTACCGAGGCTGGTATCATAAGATTATCAGATGATCAAAGATACTTCACTTGGGCTAGTAATGGAAGAAAACTAATGGAGGTTCCTTTCGATGAAAATCCTTATTCAGCATTTGCATACTTCTTAAAAACAGATGAAGGTGTTGAAATTTATAAATCTATAGATAAAAAGATTAATTAACAGGTAATAATATATAGGGGCGGGTAAAACCGCTCCATATATTTAAATATAAAATAATGGCAATAAACGTAAACACTGTATATCAAACCGTTTTATTAATACTAAACAAAGAGCAGCGTGGATATATGACACCTGTAGAGTATAATAGAATAGCTACACAATCACAACTTGATATATTCGAGCAATACTTCGAAGATTTAAACCAGCAGTTACGAGTGCCACAAGTCGATCTAGATTACTCAGATAGACAATTAAACATAGACGAGAAAATATCTCCGTTTAAAACATTTGGTGATTGTACATATAGTTCTGGAACTTGGCAGTTACCAGCTACAGACACTTACTCAAACACAATATTATATAATGGTCAAGAACCTGGTGCAAACCAAGTCTCTTTCTATAAATTAGGGACTGTGACATACAATCCTTCACTTGGATTACCAGTAGAGCTACAAAGGTTACCACGTAGCGAGTTTTACAATATAGAAAAATCACCATTAACAGCATCGACAAAAGACTTTCCTACTTACTTATACGAAAATAAAAAACTATATGTCAGACCAACTAGCATAAATCAAATTGGTAATATAACCGTAGACTTCTTAAGAAAGCCTAAAAATATAGTATGGGCGTTTACTGTAGGAGCACAAGGTCAATATATTTACGATTCTGCAAGTTCTCAAAACTTTGAACTACAAGAATCTGAGCAGACTAGGCTTATATTAAAGATACTACTATATGCTGGTATAATAATAAGAGATCCTCAAATAGTACAAGCAGCGGCTAGTGAGGTACAACAAAATGAAATAAATCAAAAAAGCTAATAAGATATGCCTTTACCAAATGGTGGTTTAATAACCGAAAACAATAGACAATACTACGAAGGCGCACAAAGTTTTTCAGGTAATAACGTTGGTGATTCTGGACAAAGCTTTACCACTACTTTCGACACGGATCTAGTGTTTTACTCAACTGTGACTACTGATCCTCAATATGACTTGAATAACTTTAAAGTTTATGTAAGTCCAACAGGTGTTAGTGGTAGTTTTACAGAGGTTACATCTTACACTGTGTTAAACAATACAGTTACTATAGATGTCGGTATACCATCAGATGCAACTGTAATTATTCAGTTAAAAAAGCGAGATGGTGGAGTATATGGAAACACACCATCAGAAAAAGCTTACGGTAATACTACAGAAGACAATTATGGTTCTTATAGCTATATCAAGCTTGATGATATTATAAATAACTTTATAGTTGCTTATGTAGGTAGCGGCAAGTTAATACCAAGTTGCAAAAGAACAGATATTATATTTCACGCTAAACGCGCAATGCAGGAATTTAGCTACGATACATTAAGAAGTATAAACTCTCAAGAATTAACAATACCAAATAGCTTAAGTGTTATAATCCCCCAAGATTATGTTAACTACGTTAGCATGTCATGGTATGATAGTCAAGGTATTGCTCATAAAATATACCCAACAAAACTTACTACAAATCCATATCAAACACCTGTACAAGACGGTGAAGGTCAACCGACTCAAGATGCTAATAGTAACAACATAGAAGGTACTTCAGTTGTAGAGGAAAGATGGAAAACTAACTTCTACAAAAATGATAGAAATGTAAATGTAGATGACGTTCTTGCGAATGGTCCTTACGGAAGTGGTTTTAGTCATGGCTACGGAGGTGTTTATGGACTAGATCCTCAATATGCAAACGCTAATGGATGGTTTACTATAAACGACAGAGAAGGCAAATTTTCATTCTCATCTAATTTGGTTGATAAACTGATAGTGTTAGAGTATGTATCTGATGGTTTATCTTCTAGCTTAGATACTAGAGTGCCTAAAATGGCTGAAGAAGCCATGTATGCTTATATATCGCATGCTATAATCTCTACTAGAATAAATCAACCAGAGTATATAGTACAGAGACTTAAAAAGGAAAAGTCTGCAAAACTTAGAAATGCAAAGATAAGATTATCTAACATCAAACTTGATGAAATAGTTCAAACAATGAGAGGTAAATCTAAATGGTTAAAACACTAGAATTAAATGGCTGAAGTTAAAAATGCTTTTATCAAGTCCAAAATGAATAAGGACTTAGATGCTAGACTCATACCAAACGGTGAATATAGAGACGCTAACAATATACAGGTTAGTAAATCTCAAGGTGAAGACGTTGGTGCTTTAGAAAACATATTTGGTAATGCTGTAGCTGTAAACGGTGATTTTGGTGCTGATGCTGGCAGCGATAACTTAACTTGCATAGGCTATGTTGTTGATGATTCTAGTAATTTAATATATTTATTCTTCACAGACTATACAGATTCCTACGCTTCAGGTGTTTCTACATATAATGAAAGTGCTAAAAACTTTATATATTCATACAACGTATCAAGTGGACAAAAAAACAAACTTGTTCAAGGCTCTTTTTTAAACTTCTCTACTAACAGACCTATTATAGGTGTAAATATTTTAGAAAATTTACTATTCTGGACAGATAATAGAAATCAACCTAGAAAAATAAACACAACTTTAGCAAATCCATCTGAACTTACAGATCCAGTATATTACGTTAATGAGGATCAAATATCTGTAGCTAAATATAATCCTTATCAATCAATAGAGCTATTCAAACCAAGCGAAACTACTGGAGTAACAACAGTAACTACAAATGCAACAGCTACTGTTACAGATAGCAAAACGTTCTCCGTGGCTGATGCGACTGGAATAAGCTCTGGTTTAGGTGTTACTGGCTTAGAAATAGCAACTAATACATATGTCACAGCTGTTAATGGTTTAGATATAACAGTTAATAAACCTCAAACCATATCTTCAACCTCAGAAAATATTAATTTTGTAGGTTTAGAAACTACAATGTATGATAATTTCAGTGAGCTACTACCTAGCTTAGGAACTTCTTACGTGGACGATGCGGCTGTAGTAAATACAGATACTTTTGATATTGATAAAGTTCAAGGTTTTATAAGCCCTGGCGATGTTGTCACCGGTGGGGGTATTGTTGCTGGCACTACAGTTGTTAGTTTTACTCCGGGAGCTGCGAGTGATGAAGGTGAATTAGTTGTTAGTCAAAATCAAACACTACTAGATGATAATCAATTATTTTTTCATAAAGAAAACCCCTATTATGAGCAAGATTTTCCAGGTGATCCTCAATACCTAGAAGATAAATTTATTAGATTTAGCTATAGATTTAGATTCGTTGATGGTGAATACTCTATATTAGCTCCTTTTACTCAAGAAGCATTTATACCTAAACAAGATGGTTATTTTATATTTGGTGATGAGCAGCAAACACCTGTTAGTACTATTGTTGGCTTTATGGAAAATAAAGTAAACAAGATAGATCTACAGATACCTCTTCCGTCTGCGGTTGATGACTTATCTTCTAGTTATTTAATAACAGACATAGATATTATATATAAAGAATCAGACTCTACGGCTGTTAGGGTTATTGAAACAATACCTGTTTCACAGATACAAGGAAATGAAAACGTACTTAATTATACTTATTTATCACAAAAACCTTATAAAACTCTTCCAAGTGACGAAATAATAAGGGTTTATGATAAAATACCAGTAAAAGCTTTAAGTCAGGAAGTTTCTAGCAATAGAGTTATTTATGGTAATTTTCAAGATAAACACACACCGCCTAACTTTATAGATTACCAAGTTGCTGCATCTACTAAAGCACAAGTTTCATCAGTTGGATCATCTCTAACAACTGTAGAATATCCAAATCACAACTTAAAAGAAAACAGAAACTATCAAGTTGGAGTTGTTTTATCAGATAAATTTGGTAGACAATCAACGGTTATATTATCTAACAACGTTGGTGAAGCTAGTGCTGGTGGTTTTGGAGCCGACACAGTTTATTTACCATATAACCCAAATAACAATTCTATAGATTTTTCAGGAAACTCCATTAAAATGTTATTTAACTCAATACTTAGTGGTGTTGGTATAGACAGGAACGAAACAACTGGTACACCTGGTTTGTATAATTCAGATGTAACTAGTCTTGATTATAATCCACTTGGATGGTATTCTTACAAGATAGTTGTAAAACAAACAGAACAAGACTATTACAACGTATATACTGCTGGAGCTATGAAAGGTCTACCGTATTATGACCCTGGAAGTATACCGCTAAGAGATGAAAACGCTACATTTATAACACTTTTAAACGACAACATAAATAAAATACCAAGAGATTTATCAGAAGTAGGTGCTCAAGATAAACAATTTAGAAGCTCTGTTCAGCTATTTGGTAGAGTTGAAAACACAGCGTCAGAATTTAACACTGTTGGTAGTAAACAGTATTTTCCAGAAAGAAAATCTTTTACTGTAAACCAAATAGAAGACTTATTTGATTCTTTCGACATACTTCAATTTGATGGAGGAGGTCCCGCTATTGTGCCAGTAACTGATCCTAACAGCCCTTACTATGCTTTCTTTAGATCAGAATCAAATCCTTTTGTGGCAGAGTTTGTTACATCTAATGTAGTAGAAGATCAATTTGGTTTAATAAATTTACCATACGCACCAAACCAAACATATCAAAGGTTTGAAAATATAAATATATTCGAAACAAAACCTACAGAATCAAGATTAGATATATATTGGGAAACTTCAACATCAGGCTTAATATCTGATTTAAACATAGCAATAGCATCACAAGGTAGTCCTCAAGCAGCTCAGATCGTTGATTGGCAATATAATCATTCTGAAGCGAACGGACCTGGAGATGATATAACTACTAATTTCAAGTTTATAGATATACTAGGTAACGATATAGCTAGCTTCGATAGTATTGTAATGACGGTTACCGATGATGCTCTTGAAGACGTAACATCTAAGTTTACTCTTATAGATAACCTAGACGGTACATTTAAGGTACAAGTAGCTGTTGGTGAATACTTCTTATACAAAACAAATACACCTGCTAATATTTTTGACTACAAATTTGTTACAGTAGTAAACCCGGGAGACGCTCAAAATACTGTTTCTATGTTTAATCAACCATTGATAAATATAACACCAACTATAACGAACGTTATACCTAATAATGAAATAGAAGTTTTTGGATTTGGTGGTTCAATAGTAATACAAACAATAACAGGTATTAATGGATCTAACGCTAGTGGAAATAGACAAGGAGATAATTTAACATACTCTATAGAGTGGAGTCGGGGTGTTGGGGTTTTTGAAATACAAAACGGTACAACTGTAGTAAATACTAATCCTTTCACGGGTACAACTCCAGGATTTGACAGTAGCTTCTCTCTAGTGGTGTCTGACAATGGTAGCCCAATTAACTTAGTTAGTAGAAGAAAGTTTTTTGTTAAATTTACTCCAATACCTTAAAGTAATTTACATAATAAACAAGTAATAATAAAACAATGGCAGCAACTATAGAAGTAAAATATTTTAATTCTTTTCTTTTGAAAAAGACAGTACTTCATGCTCCAGTCAATATACAAACGGCTAAAGGAATTGTATCAGCCGCATGGAATGGATCTACAGGTGTGCCGGATGGCTTGGCTGGTTCTTTTCCACAAAACCCTACTGGTACTTGGCCTAATGGTGGTACTATTCAAGAAGGAACTTTAGTTCAAAATTCTCCAGCTCCAGATGTGCCGTTTACTAGCTGGTATGTTGAAGAATCTAGAATAAGAGGTGGTTTTAATAATACTAGCATTAGTTATGGTGCTAGAGCATATTTAGTTGAAACAGAACCTAATTCATCTATTAGATTTAACTCTTTAATATATTCAGGTATATTTAACTCTAGAACAGGTATTAATAATACTAATGTATTTAACGTTGGTCAAGATATAACTAAATCTGTTGATCCAGCTAATGGTAGTATACAAAAACTATACGCTGAAGATACAAACCTTATAATATTTCAAGAAGACAAAATAAACAGAGCACTTATAGATAAAGACGCTATATACTCCGCTGAAGGAGGTGGTAGTGTTACTTCATCAAACCTGGTTATAGGTCAGATAATACCTTACGCTGGAAACTTCGGTATAAGTAAAAATCCAGAAAGTTTTGCGGTGTATGGCTACAGAAAATACTTTACAGACAAGAGAAGGAACATCGTAGGTAGATTATCTAGAGATGGTATAACGGAGATATCTAACTATGGTATGATTGATTACTTTAGAGATGAATTATCTTCATTAGATACTACTTCTGAAAGTGGAAAATCTTATGGAGCTTGGGACATACATAATAAACAGTATGTTGTTAGTTTGCAAGAAGCAGCAACTACTCTAGTAACAACTACGACAAGCGCTGTGACAGGTGATATTATACCTGTAGATACAGCAGAAGGTATTGTTGTAGGTTTAATGGTTAGAGGTAATGGCTTAAAAACTGGTACAATAGTTACAGAGGTAAATGGCCTAGATATAACAGTAAACAAAGCGCAAACAATAGGTAATGGAGAAACTATAAACTTCTTTGATTACGAAACACTTTCTTTTGACGAGTCTGTTCTTGGTTGGACAAGCTTTTTTAACTATGAACCAGAGCAAGCTTTTAGTTTAGGTAGTTGTTACTATTCAGTAAACGGCGGTAAGCTTTGGAAACATTACGATCACATATCTAGCAGAAACAACTTATATGGTGTTCAATATAATTCATCAATAGAGTTTATATTCAACCCAAATCCTAGTACTTCAAAAGTGTTTAAAACTATAAATTACGAAGGATCAAATGGTTGGGAAGTATCAAGCTTTAATGCGGCTAGAAGTTTTGAGCTTAATGATACCGCTAACAAGGTACTTAGTTTCGATGATGGTGCTTATACAGATCCAGATTATGGAGTTACGGTGCATGCTGGATTTGATAATAAAGAAGGTAAATACTACGCTAATCTAGTCAACTCTAGTCCAGCTACAACTGGAGAAGTTGTATTTGGAGCTAGTATGACCGGTGTTAAAGGGTATTATTCAACAGTTACAATAAAATCAGATAGTGATAACAGAAGTTTACCACTTGAATTATTCGCGGTGTCCTCAGACTATGTGACATCTGCTTACTAAATAAAATTAAATGCAATTAAATATTAGAAAATTAAAAGAGAGCGACTGGGAAACCTTATGTTCTTGGTGGGATGAGTGGCCTGAATGGCAAAATCCACCTAGAGATTTTTTACCTGATAATGGTAAAGGAGGTTTGATGGTTGAAAAAGACGTGCCTATCGTGGCAGGTTTCATATATTACACTAACTCTAAGGGAGCTTTATTAGAATGGGTTGTATCTAATCCAGATTACAAAGAAGCTGACAGAAAACAAGCTATAGCACTTTTAATAAATGCAGCTGAAGAAGTTTGTAGAAGTAATGGCGTAAAATATATGTTCTCTATAGGTAGAAATGAATCATTAATTAAAACTCATGAAGAGCTTGGTTGGAGTATAGACAATAAATCTTCTAAAGAATTAGTAAAAAAAATATAAATTATGGGTGTAGTAACAGCATTAGCCGTTGGAGCGGCAGCAAGTTTAGCAGGTGGAGCTATAGCTGGTGGAGCGGCAGGTAAAGCAGCTAGAAGAGCTAGATCAGAAAAGCAAAGAGCTGAAGCTGAGCTTAGATCAATAAAAAATTCTAGACAGCAAATAACAAATCCATACGCTTCAACAGAAGATCTTAGTAGTTTAGCTACTGATCTTAGTAGTCAATTATCTAACCCGTTTGAAAATTTAGGTGTTGCAACTAAAGCAGCTGAGATACAGATAGAACAAGCCGATATATCTTTAGCGAATACACTAGACACAATAAGAGCTACAGGTGCTTCTGCTGGTGGCGCTACAGCTTTAGCTCAAGCTGCGTTACAAAGTAAACAAGGTGTTGCTGCTAATATAGAACAGCAAGAAGCTCAAAACCAAAAACTAAAAGCTCAAGGAGAGCAAAACCTAATGAATGCTAAAATGGCTGAGCAACAACGTATGCAAAGCATAGCTATATCAGAAGGTCAGAGAGTACAAGCAACAGAAGCGGCAGGTAAACAGTTTATGTTTCAAGCTCGAGAAAATAGAACAGATGCAGACCTTGATAGAGCGGCTGGTAAAATATCACAGGCACAAGCCGCTGAAGCTTCAGCTAATCAAGCTAAAGCGCAAGCGTGGAGCGGTGCTTTAAGTGGTGTTGGTAACATAGCCTCTTCTTTAATTGCCGCTGGTTAAAAAAAAAATATAATATGAGTTATAGAAATCCACAAATAATAGTAGATAGATCAGCTGAGATATGGGCTCAAGGTGTTAGTAAGATAGGTGACATTGTTAGCTCCGGTATAGATAAATACAGTGAAGCTAAGAGAATAGCTGCAGAAAAACAAAAAAAAATAGACGAGGCTAAGAATAGGTTTTTAGTAAACACAGAGTTACAGCAAGATAAAGATATATTAAAAATTGTTTCAGGTGTAAAAGACACTAGAGTTAGAGATGAACTTACTAAAATATTTCAAGAAAAAGGTGGAGCAGCTATGAATGCGTCAGCTGAACTAGGTATGAATACTAATTTAAATAAAAAACAAAGGCAAGAGTATAGAAAAGCTATAAGCAATTTTCAATCTTACATGGTAAATAGTAAAGACCAGATAAACAATATTTCTACTGGAGCGCAAGAGTTTAACGATTTAACTATAGATCAAGTAGTAGATGGTCACGCACCTGCTAGTGGGGATGAAATATCTAATTTGATAGGTGTTATGGCTATTAATGGTAAAAAAACGCCAGGTGTTGAAAGTACTATAAATATTGCTCCTAACGATAATAATTCAAATATACTTAAAATAAACTCACGGATAAAAGTTGGAAGTGATGTGTATAATAAATTTAAAGAAGCTGATTTATTAGGTGATTATAAAGAGTCTGATGGATATGTCAATATAAAATTTGAAAGAGATTTATCAAAATGGGACGGATCATTTTTCGAACCTGTAATGGCTGAAAGTGATAGAAATAAAACACTTCAAGAGGCTGATATATTTGATGATAAAAATCAACTAACAAAGGAATTTGTTTATCCAAATATAACTACTAGAACTGTAGGTGGTTTTCAGTATAAAGAGCAGGTTGTAAACAACGCTGCTATCGAAGACAATGTAGCTTACATGGATTTAATTAAATCTCAAGCTAAAGGAATAATGTCTTACTCGATGAAGCAGCAAAAACAGTTTATTACAGGTAGATTGAAATGGGATAAAGAAACCGCAGTTATGTATGAATCAGTTCCAGAAGCCCTTAGAGAGGCTTTTATAATTGGTCAAATGGTACATAAAAATCTAGAATCACTAGGCACTAAGAGGTTGGCAACACCAGATGATGTGAAAAACTTAGGTATACCTAACTTGAAGGTTAACGATCCAATATACACTAAAAATATTGGAAAACCTACAGCTGTAGAAGTTGAAGAGCAAGAAGAAGGAGAAGAAGAAGAAACAGACTTCAAGATGAACGCTGCTAATAGAGCTGTTAATGATCTTTTAGAAGATCCTATATCTTACTTGACAAATATTGGTGGCCCAGATGCTAGTAGAGTTACTGATAGAAACTACGACGAAGAAACTAAGATACTTGAATTTACTATGACAGATAAAAGCACTGGAAATAAAAAAATGAAGAAGTTTGATTTGTCAGATAAATCTCAAGTTAAAAATTTAGCTAGAACACTGTTTAATTTTAGAGGCAACAAGAGTTTAGAGGTTTCTGAAAATATAGATAGTGTAGTTGATAAAATATTTGACTTTAGTGATACTGGTGATTTACCAATTTTTTAACAATTAAAATAAAATAAAATATGTATACTTACAAGGATGTTTCATATACTGACGATCAAATAAAGAAAGCAGCTGAACAATCTAATATGACTGTTAAAGAATACTTAAAAAAGATCAAGGGAGATAAAGACCCTGAACCTAAAATAAAACACAGTGACTTACTTGATCCAAATTTTCAACAAGACGCTGCAGCGGGTGCGGATGTGGTGTCTCAACCAATGACAGCATCACAAGCGGGCGTTACGGATTCACCTTCGGAAGATATTTCTTTGGAATCACCAAAGACTAAAGAAGATTTAAAGTTAGACAATATAAATAAAACCTTAAGTAAAGCTGGTTCTAGTATATGGAACTACTCTCCTGACAATATTTCAGATTTATACCTTAAAACTACTGGAAAGGGTGTCGAATACCAAACTATAAATACACCTAGTATTTTAGGTCTTGGAGGGCCTGGGGTGAAATATACTGGTATATTTGGCGATCATAGTAGTGCTATAACAGGTGGCTTTTCTTATGATGATTTCGCTCAAAATGAAAAAATAAACGGTGTATCTATAGCTGAGCTTCAAGCTGAAGATCAAAATAAAGCAGCTAACAGCGCTCTAAATGTTATAATAAAAAAGTATGGCGATAAGTCAAATGATTTTGTATTAAACCAAGGAGGTAATATATTAAAGGGTGCTGATAAAGAACTAAAAACACTTTACTCTAGTTTAAAAACAGTAAGTGACAAAGACAAACAAAGTATACTAGACAAGATACAAGAGATAAGAAATGATGAGTCAAGAGAACTTTATAATATAAACACCGGAGACTTAGTACAGTATAAGGATTTATCTGAAGAAGATAAAAAACAAGAGAACTCGAGATCTGAAAAAGCAACTGAAATAGCAAAAACTACAGAGTTAAGCAAAATACAAGATCAATTAACTAAGTCATACTCTAATTTAGTGGGTATATCTAATAGAATATCAGATTTTATAAAGGAAAATGGTGAAGAAGAAATAACTAAAGAGTCTCAAACAGGTCCAGCTATCATATCAAATGTAGTTAAAGATTTTTTTGGATCAGAAGAAACTGTGTATGGAGATTTAGAAAGAGCGCAACAAATAGCATCAACAAACGAATTACCTGAAAATATAAGTAAAATCAATGGTAATCATCCTTTAGCTAAAGCTTATAACACTGCTTTGGAAAATTATGTTGTTTTAAATAAAGCAATTCAAACAAACACGGATCCATTAAGTAAAGAGCAGGAAGGTTTTTGGTTTAGTGCGGGTCAAAATATTTTAGAAAAAATAGACATGACTGGCGGTGATGCTATGCCTAAACCCCAGTACACTATTAATAGAGCATTTGTAAAAGAAGCTAAAAAAGCTGGGTTAGGTGGTATAAACGACGAATACCTAGATGAAGCTTTATCTCAAAATTGGTTGAGTGTAGTGGGTGGTGGTACTGTTGACCTGACTATGTTTGTTGGAGAGTTGATGTTGTTTAAAGGCGCAGGAGGAAATAAGATACAAAAAGGGTTCAAGTTACTGGATAAGTCTTTTAAAAGTAGTAAAGCCGCTAAGTCAAGTAAAGTGCTTAGAAAAGCTGGTGACTTTGTTATAAAAGGTCTAGATGAAGCCGCTGTTTTCACAGGCTTAGAAACAACAAAAACAACACTAGGTTTATCTCAACAAGCTACTAGAGAGCAAGAATGGGCTACAGCTACATTTGGATTTTCACTAGGTGGAGGTAATTCTTTAGGTTCTGGCTTACTAAGAGCTATACCTTCGAAAACAATATTTTCCCCGGTAATGGCACAATTATCTAAATCTGACGTTCTTAAAGATGTTGGTGGTAGATTTGTTAACGCTAGTGCTGGTGCTTTTTCTTTTGAATTTGCTACAGTTTTAGAGGCTATACAGAATCCAGAAGGTATTGGTTATGGGCCTAGAGGTGAGAGTACTTACTTCGAACAAAGTCCAGAAGAATTTATTCTTCATTATCTTGGTGAAACCGCTAAAATGGCTTTACTAGGAACTAAATCAGCGTTTAGTAAAAACGGTATACTTGCGGCTGCTCAGAGAGATATGCGTTTATTAAACTTAAACCCAGCATACGTGAATAAAGCTGCTAAAATAACTGGTATAGATGCTGAGTCGGTTAGGAAACCAGGTGAGGAAACTATAAACGAAATAGATGCCGCTAGAGCTGAAAAAATGGCAGGTATAGATGCTAAGCTTAAGACACAACAAATAACAGAGGAACAAGCTAAAAAAGAAGCAGAGTCTGCTAACAAAAACTATAACATATTAGAAGCCGAGGCTGAACTTAATTTAGCTAAAGAAAGATTTGAGGCTGAGGATAAAAGTGCTTTAAAACCTACAGATGAAAGTGTAAGAATACTTATACAGAAAATGAAAAAAGGTGAGAAGTTTAACGATAAGGATAATAATGCTCTAGTTAATACTCCTCTACCTATAATTTATGCTAGGATGGGTGCGAACCCTTCTTCTAAATCACTTGACGGTCTCTGGAATAGAGAATTTGTTATTGAAGATATTTTAAATAACAATATTAGCTTTAAAGCTGGCTATGGTACTAAAGAAAGAGCAGAATCTTATAAGTTTATTGATGAGTATTTCGAGATAGGAGGTAAGGTAAAGGCTCTTGAAAACATAAAAAATAAAAATCAAGGACAGGAAAAAGAGCTAGAGTCTTTAACAAAAGACCTTGAAGCTTATAATCCTGGAGGTTACAAGTACGATAAACTACAAGACAAACTAGATCAATACTACCTAAAACAAAGACAAGAAAACAAAGCTCAAGCTGAGGATGTGTTAGGTGCTACTAAAGAGGGTGAGTCCGTATCAATTAGATCTGTTGATGATTTTCAGAAAAAATATGAAGAAGTTTTTGATGGTAAAGAAGATGTTAAACAAACTGACGGCTTTTACGATCCTAATAATAAGGTATATTATGTAAATGAAGCTGTAGTTAAAGAAACTAGAAATATAACTGTAGATAAACACGAGGCTGGACACTTTGTTTTAAGAGATTCTTTTAAAGATAAAACTGGTAACGTAACTGAAGAAGGTATAAAACTAATTGACGATGTTTTAAATGAGTTAACTCCTAAGCAAAAAGAATTAGTTCAAAAACGTATTGACGATAACTACAGATATGATTCTAAAGGTAAGGAGCTAGATGCTAGTAAATACTATGAAGAGTATTTAACTGTTTTATCAGATGCTATAACAGAAAAAAGTATAGTGTTTAAAGAAAACGTAGGTAACGCTATGGAAAAGTTTGTTCCATTTCTACGTAAAAAAGGTATGCCAGAACTGGAGTTAAATGCTGACACTGGTAAAAACTTGTTTGAGCTGATAAAGAGCTACTCTAAAGGAGAAGAAAAAGGTATACAAGCTGCTAAAGATATCTCAATAGCTGCTGAAGGTGTTCAGGTAGAGGGTCAAAAGCCTTCAAAGTCGATAAGTAGACGGGACTCTGACATATCACCTAAAGGTAAGCAATATATAGATTTATTCAAAGAAGGTCTTATAGAAAACGAGCAATTAGTTGATATCATAAACTCACCTTCTTCTAAACCTGAAGAAAAGTTTGGAGCTATAGATGCTATAGTAGAGGCTAATTGGCCAGTTATAAGTAACTCTATAAAGTTTAACCCAACAGGTTCTATACCTATAGAGTCTGTCAAGACAGCTGTAAAGGAGCAACTTCAAGGTATATTTCCAGGTCGGAATAAAGAATTTTTAAAAGATTTTGATGCAGAGAAAAGTAAGGTAACTACAGTTCTAGGTCCAAATTTTCTTGGTAGAAGACAAGCTGAAATATTAGAAAGAGCTAAAAACATAGGTGAGAAAAAACTAGATGGAACTAGTACAGATTCTGAGCAAGCTAAACAAATTGTAGACACATCTACTAAGACCAGTGTTGCTGTAGATAAGTTGGCTAAAAAACCTACAGAAACAACTAAATTCAAATCTAACTATATATCTCCAGAGTTTAAAAAATCCTTAGACACTAACAAGAGTGAAAAACAAGCTATTGAGGATAAGATATCTAGTACTGTAAAAGAATCTTTTAAAGATAGATCAGTTAGTAGATTTAAAGAGACTGGTAAAATACCTCAGGAATTAGCGCAGCTTTATGCAGACATGTTTGGTATAAAAACAGTCTCTGCTCTTATAGAAAAACAAAGAAACTTACAAAAACTTGATCAACAAGGAGCTGTTAGAGCTAGACAGTTTTTAATAGATAATGCAGCATCGGATTTTGCTAGATTACCTAGAAGTAAGGATGACACTGGTAAAGCTACTGGAATATTACAAACAAAGATAGGTAAGGTATTATACAATAAGGCAGGTGAATTAACTGGTGGTTTAAAAACATATACAGATATAATAAAGGGTAAAAACGTCACACTAGAAGGGTATGATGGTAAGCAGTACGAGTTTAATCAACTCGACAGTGAAGGTAAGAAAAAACCAATATATAGAGATGCTCAGCATATAAAAGCAGCGTTAGATTTTCATATAAGAAATAGAGCGTTAGAAACTTTAATACCTGAACAAGGTAAGAGAATACAGGCTGGTGCTAAATTTCAGAAAAGAAAAGAATCTGGTCAAGCAAAACTAGACTCTAAGGTAGATAAAAAAGCGTTAAATAAAATTAGAACGGATAGAGTCGCCAAGCAAAAGGTATTAGTAAATACTTTTCCTAAGTTTCTACCAGTTGATCGATTTGCTAGACCAACAAACTGGACGTCAGGCAATAAAATCAGCTCGCTGCGTAAGAGAGGTTTTGATATTATATCAGATCCTAGAAGAATAGTTGATAAAAAGCTTAGGACTGAGGCTGAGCAAGCTATACTTAATGACGAGTTAATAAATTTAACTAAAGTTAAAGAGGATGCTAAGAAGAATGAGAGAAGTTTTAATGATAAAGAGCTAGAAGCTTTTAAAGAATCCTTTAGAGGTAAAAATGGTCCTAGTTGGAAAAAGAACTTACAATTAAAAAAGCTACATGATAAAGGTGTAGATCTTCAAATAGACGCAGAATTAGCTATTGCTAAAACAGGTCCTGAGGATTTTGCTGTTTTAAGAGAGTATATATATAACCCTAGTTTAAATGCAAATGCTAATAGAAATCAAGCAACAGCTATAGGTAGAGAGGTAGGAGCTTTAGAAAGAAAAAAAGAAACAACAGATGAGCACGTTTTTCAAGCTATTGAACATGCTAATATACGCGTGCAGTTGTATAAGAATATTATAGAAGGAAAACCTAACGCTAAACAATCATTAGAGTATTATAAAAAGTGGATAAAAGATAATTATATACAGTATACTTTAAAGAATGAAAATGACACCTTAAAAGGAAATTTAGTAGACTCTGAGGGAAATAAGTGGTCTAACTCAGGTGGAACATCTCATCCAGTGTTGATGAAGCAACTTAATAAAGCTGTAGAGTCTGGTAAAAAAGAAGATTGGGACAAAGTTCCTAGCTCTGATTTAAGATACTTTAATACGTATAAAAATGCTAAAAATGAGTACGTAGGTTTAAATCCAAACAATATATATAAAGGTAACGAAACTAAGGCTAAGGAGTATAATGTAGTTGTACCTAAGAAGTTTGAGCAAAATAAAAATGTTGTAATAGAACAGAATAAAATAATGGAATCTGTTATATTAAGCGAGGCTGGTTTACTAGAAGGATTAAACACTGTAACTAGAAGCGAAGCTAAAGGTTTAATTAACGAATACGTTAAGTTGGCTGATGTTATAACAAAAGCAACTTTAGTAAATAATGAAAATACACCTAAAATTCTTAGATTTTCTAAAAAAGTATCTAATGAAGAGTCTTTAGAAAACTTAAGTAAAATAGATAAAGCTTTATCTATAGCTAGAAACCTTAAATCTCCTGTTAAAAAAATAAGAGTATTTGATTTTGATGATACATTAGCTACAACTAAAAGTAATGTGTTGTATGAAATGCCTGATGGAAAGAAAGGGTCTTTAACCGCTACTGAGTTTGCAAAAAGAGCAGGTGAGCTTGAGGCTAAAGGTGCTGAGTGGGATTTTTCTGAGTTTAGTAAAGTTATGAAAGGTGCTAAAGGACCTTTGTTTGATGTAGCTAAGTTCATAAGTGAAAGCCCAGGTAAAAGAGACATGTTTGTATTAACTGCTAGACCAGCCGACGCTGCTGGACCTATAAAAGAGTTTTTAGATAGCATGGGATTAAATATTCCACTGGAAAACATAACAGGTCTAGGTGATGGTACTCCGCAAGCTAAAGCTAGATGGATGATAGATAAAGCGGCTGACGGTTACAATGATTTTTACTTTGCTGATGATCATTTAGGAAATGTTAGAGCTGTTAAAGAAATATTAAGTGTAGTAGATGTTAAAAGTAAAGTTCAGCAAGCTAAATTTAGCAAAAAGTTAGGAAAAACATTTAACGATATAATACAGGAAAAAACAGGCATAGCTTCAGAAAAAACGTTTGGATCAGCTAAGGCTGAAATAATGGGTAAAGGTAAGGGTAGATTTGATATATTTATATCACCTACTGCTGAAGATTTTGCTGGTTTGTTATACAAGACTCTACCTAAAGGTAAAAAAGGTGAACAGGCACTTAAATTCTACAAAGAAAACTTATTTGATCCATTTGCTAGAGCTGAGGATAATATTATTAGAGATCAAATATCATTAGCTAACGATGTTAAAGCTTTAAAAAATAAACTAGGTATAATACCTAAGAAACTAAGAAAGAAAAATGAAACAGGTTTTACTAACGAGCAAGCTTTAAGAGTTCGCATGTGGACAAAAATGGGTGTAGAAGTTCCTGGTTTAAGCAAATCTGATTTAGCTGAACTAAATAAAGTTATAAAAGATAACCCAACATATGAAGCTTTTGCTAATGAACTTTTGTCAACAACAAAAGGTGATGGCTGGGCTGAACCAGGTAAAAACTGGCTTAGTGGTACGTTAACTAGCGATGCTAGAACATTGCTTGGTAAAGTTAAAAGAGCTAAGTACTTAGAGCAGTGGAAGCAAAATAAAGATGAAATATTTTCAGAAGCTAATTTGAATAAGCTAGAGGCAGCTTATGGTAAGAAATATAGAAAAGCATTAGAAGGTACTTTAGAAAGGATGCAGTCTGGTAAAAATAGAAGTTCACAAAACACTGCGGGTGATAGAGCTTTAGATTATATAAATAATTCTGTAGGTGCCATAATGTTTTTAAACACTAGATCTGCGGTTTTACAGACGTTATCTAGTATAAACTTTATAAACTGGACAGATAACAATCCTTTAAAAGCTAGTGCTAGGTTGGTAGATGTAAAGCAATATTCTAAAGATTTCTTAGAGATAATGAACTCTGACTACTTAACAGCTAGACGTGATGGATTAAAATTAAATGTAAGTGAGGCTGAAATAGCTGCTGATTCAGGTGCTAGAGGTATAATAAACACAATACTAAAAAAAGGTTTTGTATTTACTAAATACGCTGATAGTTTTGCTATAGCTTCAGGTGGTGCGACTTTCTATAGAAATAGAATAAACACTTATAAAAAGCAAGGGCTATCTGAGGTAGAGGCTAAAGAAAAAGCTTTTTTAGATTTTAAGGATATATCTGAAAAATCTCAACAGTCATCTGGAACAGACAAGATAAGTCAACAACAGGCTAGTAACTTAGGTAGAGTTGTTTTAGCTTTTGCTAATACACCAATGCAGTATGCTAGGTTGCAGAAAAAAGCTATGTTAGACCTTGCTAATAAAAGAGGTGATTGGAGAGAAAACACGTCTAAAATCGTTTACTACGGTTTTGTGCAGAACTTAATATTTAATGTAGTGCAAAATGCTTTATTTGGCTTAGCTTTCGCTGATGATGAGCAAGATGAAAAATTATTGTCTAAATCAGGAAGAGTTGCTAATGGTATGGCTGATTCATTACTTAGAGGTACTGGTATACCAGGAGCAATAACAGCTCAAGTGAAGAATGCTCTTATGGTTATAAACAGTGAGTCTAGCAAAAAGAATCCTAAATACTCTAAAGCTGTTAAAGAAATAGTTAGCATATCTCCAACCGTGGGATCTAAGTATAAGAAATTAGTAAACGCATCAAAAGCAGCTGAATATGGAGCATTTGATGACATGAAGTTTAGTTTAGATAATCCAGCATACATGGCTATGGCTAACGTTATTTCAGCAACAACAAATATTCCGGTTGATAGAGCTTTACGTAAGTCGCAAAACATACAAGGCGCTTTAAACGAGGATTATGATGTGTGGGAAAGAATAGCTATGGCAGCTGGTTGGCAAGACTGGGAATTAGGTATAGAGAAAAATAAAAAGAGTAAGAAAAAGAAAACTACAAAAAAGAAAAAACGATCCGGAGGGATAACATTTGATGAATTTTAAAAATATATTATGAAAGAAGAAGCACCGTTACTAAAAAAATTAATTAAAAAAGGGCCTTGCTGGAAAAAATATAAGCAAGTTGGTATGAAAATGAAAGGTAATAGAAAGGTTCCTAACTGTGTACCAAAATAAAAAAATTTAAGCATGCAAAAAGTAATCGACAAAATACAGAAAACTTGGAACAGCCTACTATATAAACTAATGTTTAAGAAGTACAAATAAAAACTATGACTAATATATCAGAAAACACTCAAGTAACTTTAGACTTGAAAACTATAAGCATAATAGTTGTTGGTGCAATATCTATAGCTTCAGTATACTTTACTCTGCAGTCGGATATTGAGCTTGCAAAAGAACTACCTAAACCTACTATAAATAGAACGGAGTATGATTTAAAAGATCAACTAGTTCGTGAAACTATAATAAATATAAATGAAAAAGTAGATAATAACAGTAAAAAACTAGACAAGATAGATGAAAAACTATTTGAGATCATAAATAAATAACCATGAAAAAAATTCTAATTTTAATTGTATTTCTATTTTCTTTAAACTCGTTTTCACAACAAGTAACATTGCTTTACATGAACTCAGACTGGAACCATAAAAACGATTATAAGTTTTTAAAATCAATAAAAGGTGTAAAGATACTAGAAGTAGACTACGATTCTCAACCTGAGAAATTTAAGAAAAGTATAAAATCAGTTCCTGCTATAATATTATTTGATAAAAATAAGAAGTTAAAAAAAATATGGCACGGTGGATTATCTATGCAATTAGTTGTAGATCCTAAAGAAATACAGCAAGCTGTCGACGAATTAAATAAATAGGAACAAATATAATGGGCGTACCATACCCAACGTTCCTGTAACCAAGAAAGGGCCCTCATAACGAGAGCCCTTTTTTAATTAGATATACAGAAGTGTATAGCATAATTATCCATCGCACGCTAAACAGTCTTCGTTCATAGCTTGCTGAGCAATATCTCCACGTAGAACAGATTCAGTTCTAGTGTAGTACAAAGTTTTAACACCTTTTTTCCAAGCATTAAAATGAACTTTATTTAACCACTTAGGAGTTGCTTCAGAAGGAAATGCTAAATTCAAACTAACTGATTGATCTACATACTCTTGCCTAAGACCTGCTTGATTAACTAACTCCAGTTGATTGATCTCCTTAAAGGTTTTAAAAACTTCCTTGGCGGGTATGTCATGACCCAGGGTAATACCATCAAGCTCACTAATGTTTTGAACACTACCACCGTCAGCCAGTATTTTATCCCATGTTTCATTGTTGTTAATTTTTAGTTTTCTTAATAGCTTTACTAACGTCGGGTTTTTCCTAATGAAAGTCCCCTTAGCACTCTGCTCCGTAAAAACATTCGCAGCCCACGGCTCAATACCAGGAGAAACATTCCCACTAAGCTTGCTATTAGAAACAGTAGGAGCAATAGCACGGAGATGAGTATTACGCATACCGGTACCAATACACCATAAAGGCTCTCCATAAATTTCCGCAAGATCTCTCGAGGCTCTTTCACTTTCGATTTTAATCTGTGAAAATATTTTCCTAGTTTCAAACTGAGCAAGTAAACCTTCAAAAGGTAAACCCTTTTCTTGGAGATACGTGTGCCATCCAAGTACACCCAACCCAAGCGCTCGTCCTTTCTGAGCAGAACGAATGGCATTTTCAAAACCTCTAAGTCCTTTTGCTCTTTGAATAAATTCCTCCATAACCCCATCAAGAAACCACGTGGCGTGGTATATAAGGTTAGTGTCTTTCCATTCTTCATATTTAGCTAAGTTTAATGATGATAAACAGCAAACAAAGCTGTGGTTTTCATCTGTTGTTAATGTTATTTCACTACATATATTAGTCATATGTACTTTCAGTCCGTTGTCTTTATATGCTTTTGGATTTGCTTTGTTAACATTTCCTTTAAACATAATATACGGTTCTCCAGTTGCTTTTCGTTTTCTAAGTAGTTTACTCCATCTAGATCTTGCTTCCTTATCTCCTTGTTCAAGCTTACGCATAAACTTGTCACCAACAATTGCGCACTGATGTAAGTTAAGCGATTGTCTGTTAACATCTCCTTTAGGTTCCCTGATTTCAAGCCACTCCTCGAAGTCATCATGTTCAATGTTGATATTAACTGAGGCAGCTCCACGACGGACACTCCCTTGATTAGTTGCAAGAATTGTTGAGTCATATATCTTGCAGAAAGGTACGACTCCATCTGATGTTCCATTACCTGTTATTCTAGCGCCAGCGGGTCTAATTTGATTTATACCGATACCAACTCCACCGCCGTGCTTAGCGAGTAGCATCATCTCTAAGTTTTTACTTCCTATGTCTTGTATAGAGTCAGCAACATCGATACCAAAGCAACTGATAGGAAGACCGCGATCTGTACCAGTGTTGGAAAGGACAGGAGAAGCAAGACAAAGCCAACCATTCCAGATATAATTAAAAAACGTTTCAGCCATCTCTGGTTTATATAACCTACGAGCAACTGTTTTAGCGACTCTTTGGTATGCCTCTCTAGGCGTTTCTCCGTCGAATAAATATCCCCCGGATATAGTCTTCTTGTATACGTCACTATTCGCCCACGTAGGGTAATCCTCTCCTTTGATCCATTCATTATTCCACATTATGTTATTGAGTGTATTATCCAGGCAATGAGCCCATTAATGTTTAAAGCTACTAGATTCCATTGTTTTCTAGAGCTTGTCTGTATTACTACTAATATAAAACCCGCTATATAAAGCTTAGGTTCTATAGTCCACTGGGCAGCGATTAAAAAACCACTGCCCATATAACCTGCTCTAGTCGCTAACCTTTTCCAAGGAGTTAGTCGCTTCTGCCTCACTAGTTTGCTTAGCAGCCTGCTCCTTAACTTTTTCGATTGCTTTATCATAACCTGGCATGTTTTTTATTGTTTCTAATACTCCTAAAGCTATTGTAGCTGTTTGATTTAGTTCACTTATTAGTCTTTGATTGATTAACCCAAGGGTTTCAATCTTGTTTTTCATTTCTAGTAAAGTCTGTTCTTTCATATAATTGTTCTGTAATTTCTTTATTATCTATTTTAATATTACCACATGTCCTCGAAGTCTTCTCCTTCGTTAGCCTTTGAATAATCAGTCGGCCTAATAGCGAAGAAATCAGTATGAGTGACGCCCCCGGTAAGATGGTAAAACCAATCAAGATTAGCTGCTGCTTTCTCGTCATATGCGAAGTAGTTGCCCAAGTCGACATAACCAAGTTCCACAAGTTTTTCATTTGTTCTCTTTTTTATAAAGTGTTTTAAATCATTAGCTGAGATACCTTCAATGTCACCCATCTCAAACATCTTATCTATATATTTAACCTCAAGGTCAACCATTGTTTCAGCAGCTTTTATTACATCTTCTCTACATAAGTTAAGTAACTGATTGTCTTCCTGACACATATGTTTAAATAATTGACAACCCATTCTACTATGTAATGATTCATCTCTTACCGACCATTTCATTTGTTGCCCAATTCCCTTAAGTAAATTACGTAGCTGAAAAGAATACAACACTGCAAAGGCAGAATAAAGACTAACACCTTCAGCGAAGGCTGAGAATACAGCAAGAGATTTAGCAATACCAATTGTATTGTCGCCATTGTAAGAAACGAGGTTATCAAAACGATCTGCCGTAGCAGGTTCGTGTAAAAATGCTTCATAATCTTCTAATTTTAATGTTTCGTTTAAATAACTATAAGCAACTGCGTGAACAGTTTCTTGTGATCCAAACATCATTGCCATTTGCTGGATCTCATGTTTAGGAAACCATTTAACAACTTTTTGAGTCCAATAGTCGGACACGGCGCATTCTGTCTGAGCAAACCCAAGTAGAATGTTTCCGACGAGGTTTTTTTCTTTTTCATTTAGTTTTTCTTTCCAATCTTTAATATCACTTTGCATTGAGATTTCAGTGTGTAACCAAAATGCTTGTGCTTGTTTCAACCAACCCTCAGTATAATACTCAGGGTATTCAAACGGTTTGTACGCTACGCGCTCATCAAACAAACCCATTACTTATAAATTGTTAATGCTAAGTCTATAAATGGTAGATAAAGTACGTGTATATCTATATCAAACTCTTTGTATGATCTAAAACCTAGTAATACTCCAGGATAAAAACCTATTTCTAAAGCCCAGGCTGATTCATTTTCGTTTTCTTTCATGTGCATTTAATGTTATATCTTTTATGTAATTGTTCTATATCTATTGATCTTACTTTGCCTTTAGTTTCCCAACTCCATTTGACAAACTTATCAATTTTTCTTTCAGCATACTTTTGTCTAGCTATTATTTTCTTTTCGAAAGGATTAGCTCTATCGTTCTGTCGCATTCTTTTTGATTTTGTGGTTTATATAATGTAACTGTAGGAAACTGATTCATTACTAATCTCTTAAACAACTTCCATCGCATAGGAAATGATTCATTAGCTCTACCTTTAGTTTCAATTATAAAGTCATCACCTATAAAATCCGGTGTATACTTTATAGGTAAGATACGTTTGCATCCTCTGTTCTTATATTCACCTTTACCATTAGACTGTCTCTCATATACTTCATTGTCAAAATGAAAGCCACTTAATAGTACAAAAGTCTCTCCTTCGTACTTGGCTTTTATTTTAGCTTTTTTCAACGCCATATACATATAACGTTCTAAACCTGAAGCAAAGTTGATCCCGTCGTAAGTAACTTTTTTACTTACAACAGGACCTCTTTTCTTTTTAAAAGGTTTTTTTCTTTTAATCATTACCTTTTATTAATTCATAATTAACATCAAAGTCGCTTAAGTTATCATAATGTAAACCATCATTACCGTTTTGAGTTATAATTTTCATTCTCTCATCTTCGTAAGCATGATGCTTTAACATTAGCTCTTCAACTTCATCTGATAAACAGCGTTTAGCAGCTTCAATATACAACAATGCATCCATTAATTCTTCTTGAACATCAACTAAAAACCTATTAAGGTCTTTTTCTTGGCCTTCAATCTCTTGCATCATTGTAGCTCCGTATTTCTTTTGACCTACTAAACTACGTTCATCCATCTTCTTAAGTACTTTTAGTACTATTTCATCCTTTGTTTTTATCTCCATATTATAAGCTCTCTTGTTTTACAAACGTTCCGTTAACCATTTTACCTTGTCTAGACTTTATGACGTTATATGCACTGTCTATACATTTTTCTATGTTATATCCTCTAAGTTCTGCTAGGTTTGTTAATACAACAACCATATCGCCAATAGCATCTATTACTTCTGGCTCATCGTTCTTTAGTATAGCTTGAGCAAGCTCACCAGCTTCTTCCATAAGTTTAACGTACTGAGTTCTAGAATCACCAGACTCATATATACCTTTATCTTTAGCCCAAGACCTAATTAGATCATAAACATTTTCTTCTGCTTTTTGTTCTATAAATTCATTAGCATATGCCTTATTGTATATATAACACCTATTTACATTAAACATAGATGTTTTAGCATTTTTGACTATCCAGTCAATAGTTTGTTTATCTAAGCTAAATACTCCATTATCTGTGGCCCATTTTAAACCTATATTATCAATTAATCTACCTTTTAATTTATTTAAAGGTACTGGAAAAGTTGTTGTTTGTTCTGTTACGTTTATATTCATTTGATTAAATAGTTTTTTATATAGTTTTACATCTACTTTATAGCCGTAAGACTTTTGAAGTTCTATTTCCTTGTCAGATATATAATCTATATCATCGCTAGTAAGTAGAACTTCGTATTCGCCTGGTCTATAACCCTGTTGAAGAGTTACCCGACTATTAAGATCACGTGTTACACCGATTTTTTTACCTGGTATGTGGTATAAATAATACATAATTTTATAATTTATTGTTATATAAGTGCATGTTATGTGCATGATGGTAATACCAGCCAGTCTCAATAGACAGTCTGTCTGCAACCATCTCTTGCAATGATGCAAATTGATACTGATCATTACAGAAACCGTACCAGATGTCATTAGAACGCATATAGACAGACATACAAAGCTTTTCGTCTATGATCGAAAACTGTATAGCATAAGTACAAGGCGTATCTTTATCATATCTATTATGTTCTTTTGCATCATATATACTTATAGCAGCATGCCTAGTATCTGGATCATCTCTTAGTTTACTAATAACATAACCTAATTGATTATTTCTTTGCCATTGATAACCATAGTTAGAATTAACTTGACCATACTCATCAGCCATACGTGCCCATATTAGTGGTACTTTACCGTACAGTTCGGCTAATTTATCAACACTAGGATCACCAGACAGATACCAAGACCACTCAGCTGCAGCATATTTCTTACTCCACTTACGCTCAGCGTTCGTTATTGTTTTATCTGAAGGATTATCTATATAAAAACCACAATTGAATATAGCTTTTGTATCACCAAAGTCTATACCTTTTTGTAGTATCTCATCTAGTACTGCTTCATAAGCATCATTAGCATTTTTAAACCTTGTTTTCATATTTATTTTTATAGTATTTATAGTACTCATACATCTTAATCCATATCTCTAGTTTTTTATAGTCTTTTGGATCTGTGTTTGATCTACCGTTATTTAGTATTTCTATAGTCCATCTAGCTTCTCTTACAGCCACAGGTGTAATATATATTTTATTTCTTATACACCATCTCATAGCTTCAGCTTCTTCATTAGTAGGGGTATAGTCACCCATATCCCATGGAGACTTTTTCTTACCCATCTACTCCCAAGGCATTTTATCAGCTGATACGTCTAAAGGTTCGTGAGGAATAAAACAACCTGATCTTGGCTCCCATTTGAATATAGCTTCAGCTCCGTTTTCACCGAGGTTTTGAAACTTTATTTTAAGTACCTTAGCCTTAACTGTTTTATTATCATAATCTCTATGTACTAATAAACCGTGATAAGACGCATCATACCATTCACCACCACCTTTAATGTTGTACATTGTAGGCTCTTCAATCTTACCGTCTTTGTCTTTATACATTTTAGTTGGGTGAGCTACGATAAATACAAGTACATCAAACTTTTTAGCAAACGTTTCTATCTTAGTCAGATACTCCATTGTATAACGGTTAACATCTTCAGTCTTACAGTCTACATCTCTAACTTTATTAAATGGATCTATAACTAAGCATTTAATACCTTTACGTTTAACTAGCTCAGCAGCTTTTTTAAGTACTGATTCTAAAGTATAACGTTCCATATCAATGTGAAAGTAATTACTATTACAATGATCTGCTATTTGATTCCATTTATCTCCACCGATATCTTCTTTCGTTGGCATACCTTGCCAAGTCTTACGCATTAATTTATGAGCGTGTAGATATGTCGGTACATTCTCTGGAGACGCAAAAGCTGTTTTCCAACCGTAGTTTGCGTTATAGCCAACAACCATTTGATCCACGAAATCCGATTTCCCAGAAGAAGGTATTCCAGTGACAGTAATAAATTGACCAGTATACGTAGAAAAGATATCATCAAAGTTCTGTAAACCAATTTGAAAGCCAGGCTTAAAACCATTCCTAACAAAGTCAGTGACTTCATCCTCGATATCTCTAAACGTAGTAACGTTTTCAAGAGGTACGGGCCTTGCGCCAGTGATTCTTTCTGTAAGCTTTTCTTTGCCATATTTTTGTAAGTATTCATTTGCATCTTTACAATCTTCGAAAGTTGATATAAAACAAACTTCAGATCCTAACCTTCTAATTAACTCTGCTTGTAAAGCTTGCCCAGCTTCATCAGAGTCTACGGCTAATATAATCTTTTCTTTGTCTTCGAAATAATCAATACAACTATCTAAGTAATCTAGGTTATTGGTATTAAGTGTTGCACCATTTGGAACTGATATAGCATTTGTTATACCAGCTTCATGTAAAGCTAACACATCCATTTCACCCTCTACTATAACACAATATTCATAACCTACAGTACTATCTATATTGTAAAAGACTTTTTCAGCACCCTTATATAATTTAAAGTTCTTTCTTCCATCTCGGTATTTAACATTAGTTAATTCACCGCCCATAAAATAATTGAACTTTATAACATTCTCGGTCTTACCGGTCTGTGGCATCCACTCAGGGCCCTCACTAACTTTTAAGTCAATGAGAGTCTGAGCTGATATACCTCTTGTACTAAACCATTCTATAACCTTATCACTTACGAACTCCGGTCTTTCCGGATCTGCTTTGACTTCAGGTTTAACATATACTTTTTCAGCTTTACCTTTACGCTGATAAGTATGTAGTTGAAATGATTTGTTACAGTTGTGACAAGTACCGAGACCCCGTTCCCAATCATAAGAAGCACACTTAGCTTTCTTATTTGCGGGTTTTCTAGTGTGAGAGCATAAAGGGCAAGTACCCTGTTTTTTACTCTCTTCTAGACCATGCTGATTGAACTTGTCAATCGCAAATCCATTGATCTCTGTTGTCTGCATTTAATTTAATTTAATTTAATTATTAATCACCGTCCCTGCAATCAGGACATATATCACAAAAGTCGTGTTCTTCCTGCGACATGCTAGCATGACAAAATTGACACGCTAGCTCTCCGTTATTTCTATACATTAGAACGGTAGATCATCTTCTTGTGGAGTCAAAGCAGGTGCAGCCTGTTGAGGTTGACCGTCTCTTGGAGCAGCAGCAACATTGTCTCCATTAGTCCATACAACTTTTACATTTCCTAAATAAACTTTTGGAGCTTTAGCTTCACGTTCTTCTTTGGATTGTTCTACTACTACAGGGCCTTGATTACCATAATTATCAACCTCATCGTTTATAGTGATTGTAATTGGTAAATAAGACCCTTTTTTACCCTTGTAGATTTTATCCTTTGGGATCTCATTTAAATTAATGTTTGCTTTAATAATACTAGCCATTTGAATAGTTTTTTAAGACTATAAAGTCTTGTTAATAAAAAATTGTTTTGGATCGAAATCCGGTGTTTCGTAAAACAGTTTATACTGTTCTACAGCTCTTTGTACTTTATCTAGACCGCTTTCGTAGAAAGCATCTGAACAATCAAATAAACCTATTTGATGAGTGTTCTTATCTATGGCTATAAATAGTAAATCATAACCAAATAATCTTCGATAAATATACGCTTGACTGTCGTAGTTGTAGCGAAAGGCTGAGCTTCTGAATTTTGATATATCACTAGTTGTTTTAAGATCAATAACTAATTTCTCATCGTGGTTAACAATATCTGCTTTACCTTTCCACCACATCCCTTCAATCTCTCTAATTCCAGGTTGTTCATACTCGACATTAATACCATTGATTAGATCCATACAAACTTTGTTCTGTTTCATTGTATCAATTAGTAACTCTGTCTTGTCTACTTCATGTTGTAGTAAACACATTTCACCGCCTGAAATCTCCTTATAAGCCTTTGTGTTTCTTGTCGTAGATTCTACTATTTTAAAATTCTTTAGTTTATCTGGCTCTAATATAGCAGTGTGGAAATAACCACCGACTAAAAAATTAATATTAGTACCTTGACGTTTGTTAAGGGCTAAAGGGTTTTTTAACAACGTAGATATATCAGAATTACTTCTAAACTGTTGACCAAACTCTCCATAGTAATGTTCATCAATCTTAAGCTTTTCTAATATATCTTTTCTTGTTAAATCATCCATACTATAATGTTGTTAATTTAGTTTCTATCTCTTTAGAGATATTGTATTTAGCTTTTATAGCTGATAACTTACCTCCTTTTTTAATAAATTCCACTGCTTTTGGATAAGCTGGATCTTTTTCTGAGGTTAATGTGTTTTTAGCTTTCGGTGCTTTACCGTGTGTATTAGTTGCATCACTGTCTGCTGTATCATCAATTAGAAATAAATTTCCAAGAGCATATTTTTTAGCATAACTGGATGCACTACCAAACTGCTGAGGTACATTCATACCTTTTTGGTTTAAATCAATACCTACAATAGCATTAGCGTGTATAGCATTCTCGCCGTCACTAATTGTTGCTTGTGAGTTCATTATTGGAAATGGATCAAAACTGATAATTTCTTCATTGATTGTTACACTAACTCCTAACTCTAATAGAAAGGGTTTTGTTGCTTCTAGGATGTCTTCGGCTGATCTGAAGTTGTATTTGCCGAATGAATTAAATCTACTTTTTTTCGATTTAAATCTTGTCTGGACAGACGCCAGTTTGTCATTTAAGGTATTTAATTTCATATTAGTCTATACATATATAATTACATATTAATTTTAAGTTTTACATTAATTTTTTCACTTAACTTACAGAAAGTCAATCACTTGCGAGCTATCTACGTTGGCTATCAACTTGTCTATTGCAGCCTTTTTTATCTCAGATATTCGCACATAATTACTAACTCCAGTTATATTTAACTTAACAGCAATTTGTTTTGCTGAGTGTTTTTCACAGTCTAAACCGTAACTTAATCTAAGCACATCGTATTCAGCATTACTAAGGTACTGTTTCATTATACCCATCAAGTAAGCATTTATAAAATCTATATTATAAGGTTTTGATTCATCTTCAATAGACTGAGCGTAGCTCATATTATTGTCATCGTTCTTATAAGTATTATCTTTACTAGTATGACTACTGTCTAACGAAGCAAACATACTAGTTATAAATATTTTATTTAGATCTTCATTGTCTGGATTCTTACGTATTTCGTTTAGCTTATGTTCAGGTATTCTCATACCACCTTTGTTTATATCTATTCTTCTACGTATTGCACCTTTGATTCGTTTACTTAAAAATGATTTTAAAGTTTTTTCTACATCAGGTGATTCATCTATAACTAACCAGTCTATTTTATTCACAGCTTTAACTAAAGCTTCATTACCTATCTGTATCAAGTCATTAATACTTAATATACCGGAAGCTTGATCACTGGTTGAAAATTTTCTAGCTAAGTTTTCAACTAAAGGCATAAACTTAATTATAAGTTCATCTTTAGTGTACTCATCGTAAAATTTACCTTCAAGATTAGCTATAGATGTTTTAACATCTGTTTTATACCTTATATAATTTTGTACATTATACTTCTTCATATTGATCTATTTTTTCGAATGCTTCAGCCATAAGATTATCATTGGCGTAATATATATTACCTATGCTTGCCATCCATTCATTAAAATCTTTTCTCATAATTGTTGGTTTAATAATTCTTTTTCCTTCTTCAACGTGTTGTTCATATTCCTGTATATTGTTCTTGTTGAGCAATCAAGCAAGCCAGCTAAACCAGTTATAGTTATTTTCTTACCAAACTCGTTAATATCTAGCATGCATTGATAAATTGCTTCCGCGTCTATATTACTAGATTTACCTATCAACTTACCAACTATACTTAGTTTTTCACTGACAGTTAGCATGTTATGATCTTTAAATATTACTTTACGTAATTTATTTCTAGGTGGTTCATCAAGATCGCTCATTAGTACATCATATACTATTTTTTCATAGTGCCATCCGCTAATGTCAAAGGTAACAAAACCATTTCTTTTATCACATATAACTTTAGCCATGTTATCAAACTGATCTTGATTCATAGTAGTATTTAAATACCATAAAACATACAAATGCCACTTAAGACTTTTGTAAGATGTTATCTTAGCTTTAGTATTAAATAATGTGTAACATTCGTATGTACCATTCTCAAAGAACATATATTTTTCTGTATCTATTGTAGGTACATCGTTAATAGGGTCTTGCCTATATACGATGCCTCTACTAACTAGATATTTAATATTCCTTTTGTATGACATTAGCCCCTTACTATATACCCTTATAGGCTGTTGTCACAGTCCCTTTTTTCTTAGTTTTATTTTTTTTAAGATTTTCAATCTTATTTTTTATACCTCTAAAGTTGGTTGTCAAGTTGTGTACGTATAATTTTCTGCTCATCTTTATTCTTTATTTTATATTTTTCGTTTTCATAATAATTCCAGTATGCTGATACACTATCGTCTTGCACCTTGTATTCGTCTGGCATACATTGAGGAGGTTCTGTAAAAGTACCCACCGGCATTCCTAGTGGTAATTGTTTTAAAACTTCTTTGCATTTTTTAATTGTTAAGTGTGTTTTGTTATATCTTTTAGTATATTCTTCTCCTAGCGCTAGCATATGCTTATACAACCACATGTATTGATATGAGTTTTGTCTGCACCATATAGTTGATGGATGATTATAATGCGCTTTCTTATACGGAACTTCTACCATAGGGTAATTAAGTTCAGCATAATGATGATGTGCAGTACAAAGCATCTGGGCTGATTCTAAGATCATTTTAACCACATGCTTATTGTATTGTATCTTAGCAGCTTTAACTGGGTCTCTGTGTAAATAAAATATATTCATTATCTATATTTTTTAGTATTACGTCCGTACCAAGCATCTAGTAATTCATCAGCCACTTCGATACTAATCATGTTGTTATTATATAGTTTCCATATTGTCTTTGTCATACTCCTACTAATTTTACATAGGCTTTACCTGAGTATCCAGCTCCTGCCCATTTATTTTTCTGATCAATAGTTAATCTATATGATAGAGATTCTAGCTCTTGTATAGACATTCTGTTTATTTCTCTTGCTCTTTCTTGTTCTAGTTTATTCATAATTACGTAAGGTTTTATATAGTGGATGACGATAACTGTTAGCTTTAGTACGCTCGAAGTAAGTGAATGTAGCTCGCTTACCGATATAATCTTGTACATTTTCTAGTATATTGCGGCGATCTTGAAAGTTGTAGCCTTTGCCGATAGGACAACCGAACTCAATACCTTCATCATCGCGCATTAGAAACTTACCGATTAAGCCAGTAAACTTACCCTTGCCGGGTACATAGCCTACAATAGTAGCTTCAGTGTCGTGAAAGTCTTTAAACTTTTGTAAGTTGTAAGAACGTTTTTGTTCGTAACTTTTATTTAGTCTAAGTATAGAGCCTTCGTAGCCTTGAGCTAGGTGTACATTATGTAGCATCTTAGCTTCATCATAACTGTTGACTAATGTATTTTTAATAAGAGTTAATGAAGCAGCTATTGGTAGATTTGTAGTCAGCCAATTAAATCTCTGCTCATACACAGGACCTTGAGCAACAGTATCATAAACGTGGTACTGTACAAGGTGTTGTGCGTCTCTTATATCATCTTCAGTTGGCTTTTGTTTTCTAACTAAAGATATAATTTTCTCAAAGTCGTTATTCAATGCGTGATTGTAAAGCTCACCGTCTAATACAGTGAATGGATGCTTGTTGAAAAAGTCTTGTAGATCATACATTATATGTCTTACATTTTTAAACTCTTTACCTGTACGTGAGTAAGCACCGTCTTTAGTAAATATACAACGCACGCCATCTAGCTTTGGTTGTAAGAAAACTTTCTCGGACCAGTCGACAGGTTTTTTGTCTACTTTGTATGCGAGCATTGGTTTTATCATAATTCTTTTATTTTATCTTCTAAATATTTTATTTTCCCGTGTATAAGAGCAGCTTTAGCATAATCTTCTTGTTCTTCAGCTCTCTTTAATTCTTTTTCCCAGTGGTATATTTCTTCAAGCACTAGTTCTTTTGTCTCTTGCTCGACACTAATATTAAATTGCTGATCCCATTCGTCTTGCTTTTTTTGTAAAGCAATTAAAATAATATCAGCAACTTTATTAGCTAGAATGTCTAACTCTTTGTCTGTCATTTAGTTATCGTAGTTAAACGTGTAAACTGGTAAAACATATTTGTTAATGAATTTACCTTTTGACTGTGAAGATCTTAAACCTTCAAAGACATGATTTGGTACGCCTTCATAATTATAGCGACTGCCATTGTTAAACGTTAGAGTAAGTCTGTAGTCTTCGTACTTGTAACTTGCTCTGTCAATTGCTGTAGAGTTGACGTCTACAGTCTGCATTGGTAAAACTAATTTGTTCATAAGTATTTAATTTAATTGTTAATATTCATTTTTTATTATCCATTAGTGTTTTTATTTTGTTTGTAAACTAGTGGAACACCAAACCTACTTTATTTGTTTTGTTAAACCATCTTGTAGCCATCAAGTCAATACTAGAAGCATCCATATAACCGTCGCGTATAAGATCGCTGTGATTAGAAAATATTTTGGTGTGTCTGTGTTTTCTTTCATCTATTAAATGTTTTTGTTTCCCTGAATCAGAGAAGATTATATCATAATTATCTGGTAATGAGGTTTTTAACATCATATCTACCATGTTGGTGTAACTGTAAAACCGTACGTTAGGATTGCTATTAGCAATGTCGATCCACTTTTTTAGATATGCGCGAGAGTAATAATCGCCACTATCATGGACTCTGACGTAATCAGGTTTCTTCTTACGTATTTCAGCGTTCATAGCTTCAACAAACTTGTCAGTCTTGCTGAGTTGATAACGCTTTTCAAACGCAGGTTTTACGTTACTCCATATGTAGGCTCCTTTCTTGGCATAACAGAATTTAACACAACTGTCAGCCATAGGGCACGTCAGTTTCCCGCTAGCAGATTTGTAGGCAGGAATACCGAAGTTAAAGACCCGGAGCCCGAGTTCTTTCG